TTGCTTATTGGGAAGAGCCAGATACGGATGCTTGTGCATAGAACGTCCGTTCCTGAACATAATACCTTTCAGATATTCCCATCGTGACTGTATCGAAGCCGTTTTATAATCATTCGGAATACGTGCTGGCTGCTCCTGTCTGCTTGTAGTTATCTTTCGTCTGTTTTCGTCTGAGAGACCACGTAAGTAATAGAAGCCGTCCTTTGAATTTATCCGTACCTTATGGCCAAGTCTATATATTTTTCTCGCTATAAACTGGTCTTTTGACAGTTTGATACCTGAAACAGAGAAGTTCCAGAATCCAGTACCAGAGATATAGCCAAGAACAAAGGGGTGTATAGGCAGGTCAACAGGTGTTACATTCTCGCTCATTTCCACCTCTCCACAAAGCGGGAACTCTATGTAATTAGTGTTGCCACGTCTCAGTGAAAGAGGATAAGGTCTGTCAATGGCGTAGTAATCCATGATATCGCGAGCTGTCATTTCGTGGAAGTCTTCAGTTGGCGAAGTCCGCGCCCAGAACCTGTGATTATCCATGCACGTTACGCTTGTTCCATCGTCGAAGTGGAACACATAAACGGTATTAACGCCTTGCTCGAATATGTTGCTGACTTTCTGCACACCATTATACGGCGTACAAATCAAGTCGCCAATTTCGAGGTCGCCCATCTTTCTGAATCCTGATGGTGTAGCAACAGGTGTTGAGTAGGGGTTGGCTTTGCCGCCACCTCGGTTGCCACCGAAGACAATGATGTCAACGGTGTTACTCAGTCCGACTTCCTGTGCGCCACGTTGAGCAATGAAATATTTTGAAGTCTTCTTATTGCTCTCTTTTTCTCTCAGTTCCTCAATAAAGGCTGTAGAGTAGATAGGCTTTCCGTCGAGGGTGTATAGTCCTGTAAAACCTTCCATAACTTTCTGTTATCTTTACATTTTTGCAGCAAATTTAGATATAAAGCCTTAAAAATCTGAGATTTTGATTGGTAAACAAAAGATTACCAAAATAAAAATCAGATATTTTTTCATTTTTCATCTATATTTGCGGAAAATTCTTTACAAAGCAGGCGAGAAACGTCTGTCACAACCAACACAAAAACTATTTTTATATGGAGAAAGACATTCTCATTCAGAATTTGAGGACCAAGGTTGGAGAAGACAACGCAAAGGTCATTAGTGACAAGACATTTGAGGGTATTGCCGAAAGTGTCCTGACAATGTTCGCAGACGACTCTAAGATTACCGAAGAGACGTGGAAACTTCCAGTTGCAACACTGATTCAGTTTGCAGGTCAGAAGCGTCACGACGAAAAGGCTTTCACAGAGAAGTTCAAAGCAGACTACGCAAAAGAGTATGCAGGTCAGCATGAGAAAGATGTTGAGACTCGTATTCAGACTGCCGTAGCAAAGGCATTGGAAGACTACAAGAAAGAGCATCCTGAGAATGGTGGTGGAAATGGTGGTAACGGTGGCAACGGCGGTAACGGCGGTGCATCGACCGAAGAACTTGACGCAAAGGTAGCAAAGGCTGTTAAGGAAGCAATGGCTGGACTTACTGGTGCTGATAGCGAGTTTGGTAAGATGACGGCTACCATGACCAACTTTATGAAGTCACAGTTAGAGCGTGAGAAAAACGCTACACTCAACGCTGTCAAGGCTGAACTCAAGAAACATCTTATCGCTTTGAAGGCTAACAACGAGGCTTGTATTGACGATGCTTTGGATGATATCGAATACGGTGAAAATCCGACATTCGATGCTCTGAAACAGACAGCAATCGCAGCCTACGAGAAACGCTACAAGCGTTACTACGCTGACGGTGGAAAGCCTTTCGGTGGTGATGGCACTGGAGGAAACGGTGGAAACAACGATTTTGTAAAAGACAGAATCGAGAAGTTGAGGAAGGAAGCCGAAGACAGCGCGAACTATGCTACCGAACAAGAGAAGACTTTCGTTTAACGAATTGTCTGTAAACTGAAAATTCACAACACAAAAATTAGGTAACATGAAACAAGGTACTATCAACAACTACGTAAAGTTTAGTAAGAACTTTGGTGGTGTCCGCAAGTGCTACGAGGGTAAGCCGACCATTGCCGTCGGTGGTTTCATGTGCGACCCCGCACTGATGCCCGCCTATCCTAACGTAATGGCTGCAGGAACACTTGTTTATGCTGACGAGTCAGCAGAGAAACGTTCCATCGTTCCCATCTACACTTTCAAGGTTCTGGAGGTTAATACCGTCCAGAAGACCGTCAAGATTGAGAAGTATGAGACTGGCAGTATCGCAAAGGTTGGCATGAAGTTGCTCGTAGTGGGTGATGATCTCACTCAGGCTGTGAGCAATATCGCAACCGTTACCGCCATCGACAGCAGCAATGCCGACTTCGACATTCTGACAATGGATGCTGTTGTAGCAGACAGCAGTGCTTTCATCGCAGAGGGTGACGTGCTTGCAGAAGCAAAGTCTGCTGAGGTGAAGAAGATCAAGGCCATCCCCAACGGCTTGACCTATTGTGACAACGTACTCGATCCCGATGCGTATGCCATCGACATCGACTATATCTGGAACTGCATGGAGAAGCCAGTTCTGGAGCGTCGTATGCCGCCTCTGACTGCCAGCCTGAAGAAGGCTCTTCGTGACAACGAGTGCTATTTCCGTTTCAGCAACCGCAAGTAAACTAAAAGGAGATTAGATTATGAGAGACATGAATCTTTATGGTATCAGTGGTCTGCATCAGTATGTGGACGCTGAGAACTTCGGTCTGATCCTCGACAACGTGAATGCCAAGTACAACCGTGCTATTTGGCGTCAGTTTGCTTCGTGGGGCGAACCGACCGACGACCGCGAGTGGAAGCAGGGTATCAAAAAGACCCCAATTCTGGTACGTGCCAGCGTACTCGGTACTCATTCTGGCAAGCCGCAGCGTAGTACCCTTGGTTGGGAACTGTACGGTGGAACACTGCCACAGGTAGGTCACGGCTTCAACATCACTAAGGATGATATGATTGAGTTGCGCAAGTTTGCAAAACTCAGCAATCTTACCTTCGGTGAGGCTTTGACCGACAGCTTCATCCTCAATTCGGATGCAATGCTCGGTGGTGTTCACAACGAACTTTCCTACATGGTCATGCAGGCTATGTCAACTGGTGAAATCCATGATGTTGCCGTTGACGGTGCTCGCTACGACTTCAAGTTCCAGATTCCAGACGAGAACTTCCTTTCTCCTGACACTGGTAAGGATTGGTACATCTGGGACACCACTTCTGGTACTCCCAAGTTGGTTGCCAACCCCGCAGCCGATGTCATTGAGGACATCCTGACTTTCCAGAAGTATCTTACCGATACTCGCTCGCTGGGTGTTGACCACTGGAAGTTGTCGAAAGACCTTCTGGATAAGATCGTTCTTCATCCCTCTGTGCTGACAGCATACAAAGCCAGCAAGAACTACTTCCACCCCGAAAACGTGAAAGTCGTTCGCACTGACGTTCTGAACTGGATGCACAACGACATGAAGGTATGGCCATTCCAGGAGATTGACTTCAAGTCACGTCACGAGGAAGATGGCAAGCCCGTTGCCGACGAACCCGCATTCGACATTCACAACATGGTTGCTGCAAGTCGCGCATATCGACCCTTCGAAATGAAGTGCATGAACAGCATCCTCATTGACCGTGTGAAGATGGGCGGTCTCGATCCCTCGACCCGCTACTCATTCGTTGAAGGTCGTATTGCCGTGCGTAACTCATGGCAGGAAGACCCCATCCTGAATGTCATTGATTGCGAACTCTACGCTGGCCCCGTTTTCAACAACGTACACGACTACGCTATTGCAACGGTTTGGAAAGAGTACGAGCCTTAATCTCTTAGTGAATTGATACTATGCCAACAGCTTGTAACTACACGATAGAGACCTATCTGAGAGGCAAAGTCCGTAACATTGAGGTTACGGACGATGCCCTTCAGAGCATTCTCGCGGAGTTGGAGATTGATGATGGCGCAGAGTATGCCCGTTTGAGTCAGAAGCAGAAAGATTTGGCTTTGGCTGGTCTGTATGCTTGGATTTGTACGAGTCCTACTCAGTCTTCAAAAGTTTCCGATGAAGACGGTGACTGGTCTCATTCCGAAGGTGGTGAACAGATGTCGGCTACCTCTTTGAATCGCTATATGCGTATGGCGAATGCTATCTACAAGAAATATGGTTTGCCATTGCTCGGAAGTAACCAATGGGGCTTCAAGGGCAGTGGCTTCCGTAAAATCCGCAGATACCCGAAATAGTTATGGCACGAATCAAGAACCCTCGTTTTCCTCATACGTGTAAGATTATCCGTTTCAAAAACTCTGAGCCGATGGCAGATGAAAAGTTTGACGATGATGATCCTATGCGTGACGAAACAGAAGAGCCAGTTGTGACCGAACAAGAATCGGAAGAAACTTATCAGTCGCAGGGTGGAACTGTTATCTACGAGGGAGTTTGCAGGAGTGATAACAAAGCCGTTACGTCGGACAATGGAGACTTTAACGTATCGTACAGAACGCTCGCATTGCCTTTGAAACAGGACGAATGGACTGAAGAAACTATTCCTCTTGAGGGTGACAGAATCGAGTTACAGCGATTCGGGTACAAAGAATACGGAATTGTAGTTGACAAACGCCCAAGCAATTTAGGAACTCATATTCTCTGGAAGTATGCCCGTAACTAATCGTCAGATTGTTCACAATGCCATTGCAAACTATAAGCAGGCTATCTTTGATGAAGTCGAGAAGCGTTGCCGAAAGTTCTGCACCGACTTGTGTCAGGAAGCGATAAAGGCGCGTCAAAACGCAGAGGGCGCACACAACTTTACAGGAAACTTGTTGAACTCTATTGTTGTTTGCCTTTACAGGAATAAAGAGCCTATCAATGCTTACTACGCAGCACAGTATGTGCCGAAAGCCATTCAGGTAAAGATGCGTCAGAGGTCGCGTAAGCATTATAAGTTTAACCCAGACTACGACGGTGAAAACAGTCGTTACCTGCCAACAGTTCAGACTAATGGTGGTTGGGGTGAAGACGATGCACGAAACTTCTTTCAAAACTACGTACCGCAAGGTAAGAACCTGTTTGACATTGTTGTCGCCTATCCCGTCGAGTACGGTCAATGGGTACAGATGCAGCGAGGCACTACTGGTATTATGCAAGCCTACGCATTTGCGGAAAGTGTTGGAACAACTTATTTGCAGTTACCAAGGAAATAGCAGTTATGGCAGTTAAGAAGTCTATACTCTACCTCATTTACGATGATCTGTCAAAGGCGGTCAAAGGCATCGGAAGCAAAACTTTTTTCGGTCGCCCAGAACCCGTTGGTCAGGACATCGCAAACTTTATCGTAATAGACATACCTACGGAAATCCGTAGCCGTATCAAGGGCAGTTACGATATGTCGGTAGATTGTTGGGTTGTTTTCTCTGTCTTCTGCAAGGCGAAGACTGATCGCACTTTGAACATCAATGCTCAGAGCGAATTGACCCAGAAAGTCTTAGACCTTTTCCCGATTAACGGTAAAACTATTGTCGCCACCAATCCGCGTGTGTTGATGCAGGGATTCGACGAGACAGGCTATCAAGTCACTCAAATCACTTTCAAGTTGCGAACTAAGTTCAATTCGAGGAAGTAATAAAAGAAATATTCACAAACTAAATACTTTACGACTATGGCATTTACAAAGAAAATCACGATGCAGGATGATGTCTTCAGTGGCATTAGTTCTGTCTTTGCTATCAATGGTGGTCTTCCTGACGGACTCGACTGCTCAAGTTCCAATGGTGTAGAGTTCCCCGTTTCTGACGAGTCGGGTTTCAACTTTGACACTGGTCAGCCCAGCATTGAGCATTTCAAGGTTAAGGGTATGAACGCCGATTGGGTGAACACCTTCACTCCTGGCGATGGTGAGATTACTCTTGAAGTTCCTTGCCACGACACCGACATTCTGACTCTGTGTGGCTTCGAGGGTACTGATGCAAGTCCGAAGATTCCGGGCTTCAACGGTACTGGTAAGTCCTATCCTCTGTCTGCAAAGGCTGTCTATCTCGGTCTTCTGATCCTGAACGACACTGAGGATAAACTTCTCTTCATCAAGAAGGCGAAGTTCATGGCTCAGATCATCTTCGACGGCTCTAACAAGCCTCTGTGTGTTGTTCTGACTGGTAACATTGCCAACGGTGCTGCTACCGATGCCTTTGGTATCGCTAACCTGTCTGCCGTTTAAGCCAGTCTAAGGCAAACGCATACTCATAGCATTAGGGGCAGTGGTAGTGTTGGTGCTGCCACTGCCCTAAATTTTTAAATATGAAGTTTATGAAAGAGAACGAAGAAGAGAGAGTTGAACAGCCGTCATACGACGCGCAGCAACTATATCTGTCGATGATTAGTAACGATGCTGATGAAGTAGGAATACTCCGTACCAAGAAGAAATACAAGGTACGTTGGTTGAAGAATGGTCAACTGGAGAAACTTTCCCGCTTGCTTCTGCATAAGAAAACTATCGACGAAAACAAGACTACTGGTAGTGAGGTTATGGATGCCATACTTGAAGATACGAAGTTGGCTTGCAAAGCCTCTGCTATTATCATCTTAGACGGGTACTGGAAGTTAAAGTTTCGGTACTGGTATCTCTGGCGTTGGTTCTATTACGTGCGCCAGTACGACAATATCCAACTGCATGAGATTCTCGAAGTTGGCAAAAAAAAAGTTCCGCTGAATCAGTTCTACGCGACTATCATGTCACTGACAGAGGCAAAGGATACGCTGATGAGGATGAGAGCGAAGGAAGTCGAAACTATCCTTCACGCACCAAGTATGGTTCAGCCTTCTCCGACCGAAAACAAAGACAGTGGCTCGTAATGCCGCGATATTTCTTTTTCGGTTTGGTTAGAGTGCAGATGTATGAATGGTATTGGGGTCACACAGCGGCTCAGATTCAGTTGATAGATATTGACCAACCCATTACTGTTTACAAGATGCGCGATTCCAGTTCTGGATTGAAGCCAGGTCAGAAAGGTTACAAGCCCAATGCGAAGAAACTTGAAAAGACCGTTGAGGACTGGAAGAAGCGTAAGGCAGCGAGAGAAAAACGAGGAATCCGACTCGATAAGTTTTTGCTTACTGGCGAGAAAGTTCCCGTAACAGACAACACTAAACAAACTTAGACATAGAATAGATATGAGTGATTTAAATCCATTGGCTTTCAAAGTTGCCATCCAAGACGAGGCGACGAAGAAGTTAGACGATATTGAGAGTGCTTTTGACAGACTCAAAGACAAGACCATCACTGTAAAAGTTGAGGGTCTTTCGGATTTGCAGCAACTTTTGTCAGCATTACAGCACCAGCAGGTTAAAGACATTGGAAAGAATGTCGGTAGTGCCATTAACGAGGCTACAAAGAATTTGCAGAAGGAGGCGCAGGATGCTATCAGAACAAGTCTTGGAAACTTAGCCAAAGACCTTGTATCTATCAAAGAAGCCATCCAGCACGATAACTTCACTGCTTTCTCTAAGCGCATAGAGAAATGTGCCGAAAGTATGAATACCCTTAACGATGCCTTTGAGCGTTTCCACGTTACGATTGGCAAAGACGAGGGTATGCGTAACTTTATGACTGGCTTGGGTGAGGTTATCCGCAACGTGCGTCAAACTATGGGTATGATCAATGGTGGAATGAATAATGCCACTATCACACCCGATGCAATGTCTCGCAGTGTAAAGGTGGCACAGCATGAAACTGAACGTCTGAATAATGACTTGGTACGTTCACAGCGTATCATAGAAACTTTTGGCGATAAAGGTTTCAATGTAGCCGCTTTGGAGCGATACAAAACCGCTCTCATTGACGTGCGTGAGAATCTTAAACTGATAGAGCGTAACGGTGGTGTTCATCCTGTGAATGGACTTACCGCCTCTCAATACTTGAGTAGTGAGGATGCCAGTCGTGTCATATCATTGCTGAAGACAGAACTCAGTTACTATAATAATATAAGTAGAGAGTTAGAGCGTATCACACATTTGCGTTCGTCTCTGGCTCAAATTCTTGCTGCAAACCCAAGTACGTCTTATAGTGGTGACATCAGCCATGCCATTGCTGGTCTTGAAATGCGTGAGGGATTGTTAGCGAGACAGGGCGCGAGGGATGCCGTTCAAACTCTGAATAGCGAGGCATACCGTACTCAGATTCAGGAAGCCGTAGGTCTTATCTCAAAAGTTTCTGCCGAAAGCCGAAAGTCAGAGAAAGATACGTCACATCTGGTCGAAAGTATGCGACGCGCAGGTATTGCAGTTTCCGACTTAGCCGCAAAGTTTGATAAGTTGGAGATTGCAAAGATTCGTGCTAATGCCGTTGATGCGAAAGTTGATACCTCTGCCTATGATAAGGCTGTAGAAAGAATGGAGCGTTACCGCCGTGTTCTTGAATATATTGCCAAAAACGGAGGTCACGATGCAGACCGTATCACAAAGAGCGTTGGGTATAGAAATGCCTCCAACGACCTCAATATTCAGGCAGCAGCGTTGAAGACGTTGACCCGCGAAGCAACTCAGGCAGCGACTTCTACGCAGCAGTTATCAATGGAACAGCAACGTCTGGCACAGGCTTTGGAAACATCGACCTCGAAACTGCATAATCAGTCACAGATATTGAGTGACCTGAAATCGCTGGCTATGCAGTACCTTGGTGTATGGGGTGGTCAACAGTTCCTTAATAATATCATTCAGATTGGCGGTCAGTTGGAAATGCAACGACTGTCAATCGGTGCTATTCTCCAGAACCAGGCACAAGCCAACGAACTCTTCAACAGGATCAAGGCATTGGCTACGCAGTCGCCGTTTGGTGTCGTTGAACTCGACCAAATGACGAAGCAGTTGACAGCTTACGGTTTCAAGTACAACGAATTGTTTGACATGACTAAACGCCTTGCTGATATTTCAGCAGCAACGGGTACAGGTGTTGACCGTTTGGCACTTGCTCTTGGTCATGTCCGTTCTGAAGCCGCTCTTAGCGGTTACACCTTGCGTCAGTTTGCAATGGGTAATGTTCCACTCTTGCAGAAGTTATCCGAGAAGTTGGGTAAGAGTACCGAAGAGATACGTAAGATGGTAAGGGCAAAGCAAATCTCTTACGACGATGTTGTAGGTGTGCTGAAAGACCTTACCGACGAGGGTGGTATGTTCCACAATATGCAGGAAGTAATATCTCAGAGTGTCAAGGCGAAGTTCAAGAACGTCAAGGATGCTATGGATATTATGTACGGTGAAATGGCAGAGGGTGACATTGGTGACGCTCTGAAGGAAGTAGCCGAGGTATTGATGGAGGTGACAAAGAACTGGAAAGATGCCGCAACCGTTCTTGGTACTGGTACTGCAATGTGGGCTTTGCACCGTGTCGCCGTTGTCGCTAATATCGCCGTCTTAGGTGAGCATAATGCCGCCACTTTGAGGAATATTGCCGCTTTCAGAGCACAGGAGGCACAGCAGTTGCGAACCATCTGGTGTTATCGCGCTTTGACAGCCGCAGAGAAGTCGCAGATTGCTACATCGAAGTTGCTGACAATGAACGAGCGTGTCAGACTTGCACTTCATATTCCTCTTACTAATGCACAGAAACTTAGAATCCAGTATGCCAGACAGCAACACGTTATGGATTTGGCTCTTGCCGTGTCTTCAAAGAAACTCACTACTGAGGACATTGCACGTCAGGTTGCTTTGGGTAGGCTTACGAAAGCAGAAGCCGCTCAGGTTATCGGTTTGGCTGATCTAACAGCAGCAGAGCGAATTGCTGGACTTGAAGCCGTAAATAACACACGTCGTTTCGGTATGTTAGGTGTTATGGCTTCAACAGCAGCAACAGGCGTGATGAAACTTGGCATGGCATTGAAGTCTCTTATCTTCAATCCTGCTACTTTGTTGATGGCAGGTGTTACGGCTGCAATGGAATTGTGGCAGCATAACAAGCAGGAAATGGAACGTGCAGGAGAGATTGCGGACAGCATCCGTGAACGTGCCAATTCCGCTATGCAATCGACAAAGGCAGTCATGGAAAGTTCACAGATGGAGTTTACCGATGCCTCTGGTAAAAAGGTTTCTACGAGAGACTTGGACTTCCAGAGCATAGCCCAAATTAAGGCAAAAATGACCGTTGAGTTTGACCCTGATGAAGCCCAGCAACTTATTGACGAATGGGCTAACTATATCCGTCAATACAGTGCCACACCTAACAAGATTCTCAATGATGTATTCTTTGACGGTGACAAGATGCGCACTCTTGAAGAGCAGTTCAAGCGTATCGGTGAGTATATGGGTGAAGTCGTACAGGCTCAGTATGGCTTGCACGATGTAAGTTCCATGTTTGAGAACGCCACAAATGCAACTAATGGTGGTTGGTTCAATGATGATGTCGTTACGAATATCAAAGACTACGAGAAAGCCGTCAAAGGCTATAACGATGCCTTTACAGAACTCTACCGTGAACACGGTGCAGGTGTTGATAAGATTGTTCGCTCTGTTGAGAGACAGAACGATGCTTTTGCCGATGCCGTTAGTGGCATGAACACTTATGCCGAGAAGTTCAAGTATCTCGTAGAGAATTGGGATAAGTTCCCTGGTGCTTACAATATTGCGCGTGATGAATCATTCGGAATAGATAACGACCTGAATAGTTGGCTCTATGACTCACACTATAACTTTGCTGAGTTATCTGAAAAGAATTGGTCTCAGTCTAATCTCGATGAAGACTTGGAAACTTTCTTCACTCATATAGAAGCCGAACTAAACAACAAAGGTCAGGAGATTGGCAAACTTACAAAAGCCCAGCAGCAGGATTTGTTGCTTGGCTTTACCGATTTCCTGTCTCAGACGAAAGTTACCTCTGATGAAGTTTTGAATTATCTGAAGAAGCGTTTCTCTGAAAGATTCAAACTAACTCTCGATGCAGACTCAGAGAAGTTTAAGGTAAAGGTCAATGAGGTATTAAGACTTTTGAAAGAACTTTCCGAGAGTGAATGGAATGTAGAAATGAAGTTTGGCAGTAATGTCAAAGACGTTATCGACGAAGCCCGCAAGCAGTATAAGGCTGCAAAAGAGTATTTCGAGAACGTCAAGCCTATTATGCTCAAACTTGATGTTGACTTTGAAATGGGCAAGGAGTTGACTCAGGAACAGATTGATGCCGCAGTTGCCAAAGCCGACCCACAAGCCCGTGACTTTGTTCGTCAGGCATTGCAAGGTGTCAATGAAGCCACACGTATCTATAATCAGGCTATGACCGCCAGTAAGCACGGTGGTTTCGATCTCGAAGAAAAGAAGAAAAAGCCAACAGACTCAAAGACTTACAAAGACGAGTTTGCGAAGCGTTGGGATGAACGTATTCGCATTATGAAAGAGGCTTATTCTTGGTATGATAAGTGGGAAAAGAAAGTTGGCAATGATGCTGCCATCGCTGAAACAAACTCTAAGTATGGTGACATCTTCAGTGAGTGGAAGACTGACAAAGTTTTGCCGATGGACTTTGACGTTCGTCAGATTGCCGACTATCAGAAGTATGTTGAGAAGATTCGTGACGATGCCTTGGCACGTTACCAGAAACAGAAGAATGACAAGTCTAAAAAGAATGGTGAAGAGGCTTTGCGCGTCTATCGTCAAGCCGTTGCCTTGCTCAATGATATCAAGTTTGATAACTTCCTCAAGGCAGGTGAACAGTTCAAGGCTCTCATTGACCAAACTATTGAAGACCTGAATACACGTTGGGATATTTACAATACCGTTCGTAGTGCTACTGGTAACGAAAGTTTGGCCTTGGACGTTGCAGGTATCAGTGGTAGCGAGCGTAATGTCCGTAATTCTGCCGATGCACTCAAAGAGGAATTGAAGAGACAATTTAGTTCCCTTGGTGGTATGGCTCCGCTTCTTGAAATAGATTTCGATGCACAGAAAGATGCCGAAAGTGTTCGTAAGATGTTCGAGAATCTTGTTCCTGCCGATGCAAGGGATAAGATTGACGGATTGATTGAGGGCTTCAAGGAATGGCAGAAACTTCAGAATCAGGTCGTTAAGTCAGACATTTCCAGTTACACAAAGTTGCTTGGTCTCGTTACTGATTATGACGCTCAAGTCCAAAAGATTAACGACCGTCTGAAACAGCAGAAAGAGGCAAACGCCAATCTTGTCAATACTGGTAAGATTACGTCAGAGCAAGGTGCAGAGGCAGATAAGATTGCCGAGACTCAGGCTGATTGGGAAAAGATGCAGTTAAGCGCACAATACGCCAACCTGTATAACAATGCTATCGCTATGTCGCGTGAAGAGTTTGACGCTGCAACGAAAGCCGTTGAGAGGATGATTGAGCGTCTGAAAGAGTTGGGATTGCTCACTCCTGATCAGGCTATGCAGGAGCAGCAGAAACTCGAAAAAGCCCGTACCGAATACGGTACTACTGGTTTCCTTGGTGAGCGAGGTGCAGTAGGACAATTCATTAGCGGTGGTTACGACGGTCTTATGAACTACTATGCAAAGCGTCGTGATGCCGCCCAACAGAGGGCAGAGCGTTCAGAAAGTGGTAGTCAGGAGCAAAAGGATGCACAGGACGAAGCAAACAAGTATGGAAAACTCTTCCAGAATATGTCTAAGTTGTCTGATACGGCAAAAGACGTAGTTACTGCATTCCAGACCTTGCAGAATGGTCTCGACCTCGTTTCCGACCTATTCAAGAGCATGGGTGCGACTGGTGCTGCAAATGCCGTTGGTGATGCCGCTGGACTTCTTGGAGGTGCTATGCAAGGTGCTCAGTCTTTGTCTGCCTTGGGGCCATGGGGAATGGCTGCAGGTGCAGGTCTTGGTCTCGTAAGTGGCATTTTCGGTCTTCACGATAAGAACAACCAACGCCATATTGAGGCTTTGCAGAGAAATGTCGCTGCATTGGAAGCCAATACCGAAGTTATCAAGGCACTCCGTAGTAGGACGTTAGGTTTCGACACAGGTGCTTTGCGTCGTTACTTCTCAGGAAAGTACAAAGGCGGTGATGCTGCCAGTGACGCTATGCGTAAGTTCTATACCTCTGGTACTGGTGCTTCTGGCTATGCCCAGGAACTTGCAAATCTCGAACAGCAGAGACGAGACTACATGGAAATGTATAATGAAGAAGATGATAAGAAAGATTCTTCTGATGAAGCATTGCTGGAGTATAAGAAGAAGATTGCAGAACTTGACGAGCAGATTCACTACTTTGCCGAGGATTTGGCAAAAGAATTGTGGTCTATTGACATCAAGGGATGGGCTGATCAACTTTCAGACTCTCTTTGCTCTGCTTTTGAGAATGGTGAGAGTGCAGCGAAAGCATACCGTGAGACTGTTACGAGCATCTTGCAACAGGTGATGAACAAGATGATGCAGATGGCTATTCTTGAACCGATGTTTGCCAGTCTTGAAGAGAAATTGTTTGGTAGCGTAGAGAAAGGTACTAAGGGTGTGTTCAATGCCAAAGACCCAAAGAGTAGTATGGGTGCTGTTATCTCTACTGTCACAGATTTCTTTGGCAAAGGTGGTGAGGGTGAGCAGACTATCACAGCAGCTTTGGAGTTTATGAATGCTTTCGAGAGAGGTCTTAACAATGCAGGTCTTACCGTTCTGAATAGTGATACCGAAAGCACCCTCAGTAGTGGTGTTCAGGGAACTTCAGAAGAGACAAGTGCTTTGCTTGCAGGATATGTGAATAGTCTTCGTCAGGATGTCGCTATCAAGCGCATTCTTATGAATCAGTTCATTTCTGAAATGTGGCCAGCATACGTTGAGCAGGTTGCATCCATCGTTACCTCTCTGAAGGGCATTGACAATAATGTTGCTCTGATACGTGCTTTGCTGAGTGAGAACGGTGCTATCTATGTAATGATAGACAGCATGAAGTCACACCTCGACAATATCACAAGTGGTCACGAGCAGGTTTCGGTGAAGTAAGTTCTGAAACATACAAAAGAAAAAGCGGCTATCCTCACGGACGGTCGCTTTTTTACAAAAAACTAACTAATATTACTACTAACCTAAAACAATAAAAATCCTATTTTAAATAGTCGTATTCTTCTTTCACTTTGATGTTCGTGTCGGCTACGATCGTAACATCTGGTGAGTGTTTTATCAGAACTATCGTTGCCTTGTCTGTTTGAATGGCTTCGACGTATGCTTTCTCGTAGAGGTGAACCATTACGAAACTCTTGTTTTTGGCAAAGATTTTTGCTCTGGAGTTATCGCGGATATGGATTGCACCGTTCCACCATGCGTTATATCTGATTGTTACGTCGGAATTGCCGAGAACGAGACTATGCTTTGGATTGCAAACGCTGTACTTGTCATTGACGAAGACGTTGCTTTGGCGGCGAAAGTCCAGATCAAAATGTTTGAGAATGTATTCGTTTGATGGATAATGAAACTTCAAACAGAAGTCCAATCCATTATACATTCTTTCGACCATCTTTTCCTTTGACCAGTCTTTTTCCCAACTCTTTTGCCATTCCTTGCAAAGCCCAAGTGCAATAGCCTGACTCTTTAAATCTTTGTTTAACTCGTTCATAACTCAGATAATTTTCCGCAAATGTATAGAAACTTCTTGAATAAACTCGCGTCAGAGACGGCAAAATACAGATAAACAAACTTGATTACCATAATAAGCACAGAATTTTGTAAGGATTTATGAATATATTTGCCGAAAATTTATTACAATGGCAGTTTACAATACATATATTCAACAGATAAGTTTCGACGGCTCGACTTATTCAAAGGGTAGTGTGGTGGATTTGCTGAAAACATTCAACATTATCTGCCTGGAGTTTCCATTCTCGAAGAATCCAAAGCCCAAAGACCTCCCTACACGGGATTGGGCTGGTGAGGATGGTCTTGACGTGTATGTTCCTGAGAAGTTACCGATGAAACATTACGACATCGAAGTTTTCTTCCTGTATGTCGGTACTAAGTCCAATATCAGAACTGACATATCGAACTTTATTGATTTCATCTATGGACGTTCCAAAGCCGACGTAAACGACACCGTTAAGAGCGGTCGTTTGGCTGTCTATAACGAGTATGTTGGAATGGGTCGTAAAGACATTGTTGTTGCTGAGTTGAGCAACGAACTCTTCCATTGTTCAGAGTCAGACCCCGATGCCGTTGCAAAGATTAAGGTGAAGTTTACTGTCTATGACCCAACGACCGAAGTAACGCCCGCTACTGGAGTCTATGATGGTCAGACAGTTGTAACAGAATTAAACTTTTCATAGACTATGAGCAGGGTAGAATTACGTATTTTGTATAGAGACGGAAATGTCAGCAAACTCCGTTGCATCGTGAACAAATGGAAGTTTCAGGATGCAATGATGGGTGAGCAATACCTGACATTCACCATTACTTCCGAGACCCCTATTGATTGGGCTGTAGGTGATTTCTGTGAGTTTAGAGGTGAGACTTTCACTCTGAACTACGTACCGTCTGTGACTCAGAAAGCAGGTACGAATGAGCGTCAGGATGCCTATACATACGAGAATGTGAAGTTTGACTCTTTCCAAGAAGAGTTGACCCGCTGCCTCATGCTCGATATAACCGCTTCTACTGGCGAATACATAGCCGCACAAGGCACAAACTATACTGGAAGCAGCAAATTCACTCTGTTCTGTGGTGAGACGTATGCTAATGGTGCAACACTTACTCCAGTGTGCGTGTTGGTGGCAAAGATGCAAGCCAACCTCGATCGTATGTATGGCGTAAATGGTTGGAAGATATTCGTTGATACGACTTCGACGTATATCAATGCCGCTGGTGATGCCGTTCTTGTCACTCATACTGAGGACAAAGCCCTTAACTTTGATAACACTACAGTTGCACAGGCATTGGCAGAGGTTCACAATACGTTTGACCTCGACTACTGCATACGTGGTCGTAACATCTATATCGGTTACAACCTCAAAAACCTTACGAGTGATAACGATAACGAGACTTTTGCTTTCGGCTATGGCAAGGGCTATCCCACACATGAGAGTCAGAATAAGGCTCTTTTCCAGATCAAGCGCATTGCCAATCCCCAGCAGAAGATTGTGACCAGACTGAGGGCTTTCGGTTCTACGAAGAATATGCCGTATCGGTACTATAACCGAATCTACCATCTGTCTCAGTCGTTGTTTCCGACGAATCTGCAACTGCCAGATACTTTTGCCGAACTTAGCACAAAGAATAGCCATAACGCTCTGAGAGACGCGCAGTATGGTATCAATCCTGTTACCAATCTACCCTATCTCAGACACGTCAAAGGCAACACCAACGACTCATATATTGACAAGGGTGATGATGCCTTGTCATGTCCTGAAGGAATCAGAGAGCACAGTGCAAGATGGGATGGTTCAGACAGTAACCTACCCGAAATATACCCGACTATCGAAGAAGCCACTTATGGCGAACTCCGAGGCGCATTAGTTGAAGACCAAGACGGACGTTCTGGCTCTGGTTCATTCCCTAACTATTCCGACTCCGAGCGTATTGACAAGTTGCTTGCTATCGGTTACAGCAGCGAAGGCTTTTTGGTAGATGATGCCAACAAAGGTGATGGTATATTGCCTGAGAGTGGTATCTCCAGTACAGGTGTGCCACGTAATGCAAGTATCGGTGCAACCTATCACACATATAGCCCTACCAGAAATGGTGATTTTACCTACCGAGGCTATGGCTATGAGGGAAAGGAAAAAACGCTTTTTACTATTCAGGGTGTTGCGCCAGGCAAATTTGCCATGGCTCCGACCATTGGTGCAGTTATATACGGATTCAGCCTCTCTTGTTACAGAGACGGTTGCAGTTGCGATGTAGGCTATAAGATACAGGTCAAAGCCAAAAACGTAGAGACTGGAGTAACAACGACAATAGCCTCATATACCTCTGATTTCGTTAGCCTCAATCGCAGTGATGGAGTCAAGGAAATGGAACTGCCAGAACTTCCAGATGTCAAAGAGCAGACTCCGAAAGTTTCTCAGATTCTTGTTGCGAATTTGTCTGACATTACCGTAACTTTCACTCCAATCATTAGGAATGTGACTGTTCCGAGTGGCTTCACGGATAGTTTCTCTTTCAACTATCAGGTAGGAAACAGCCGTCTCAGCCACGATGTTACAGCCGAGCCAGAATATACGTGGTTTCCTATAGACGATTCAGGCAACCTTATTGACCGTTTCCATGTCTTTGTTCAGGACATGGGATTTGACTTTCAGGCGTGTTGGACTGACGATACTCCTGTGATGGCAATGAAGAGCGGTCACTGTGTCGGTAGAGAGTTTGAGATTCTTAGTGATGTGCAGAAAGTTACATACGGTAACAAGCAAGGCTATATGCTGACACTGAAACGTGCCACCGATGATAGTTTGCACACTTATTATCCGAGTCAGACAGACCCAATACAAGCAGGCGACAACTTTGTGTTGCTTGGTATCAGTATGCCAGATGCCTATGTGAAGATGGCAGAGATACGCCTGTTACGTGCCGCCACTGACTACCTCGCAGATAATTGTGAGACGAAGTTTACATATCAGCCTTATATCGACGATCTCTATTTGCAGAGAAACCTCGATGTGATGACAAAAGCCAATACTCCTAACAAGAGTATTTTCTGGCGTTTGTATGCAGGTCTAAAGTTCACGTTCAGAGGTGTTCCATCGTCTGAGAATGAGCCAGCACCATTAGCAGATATTACGATTGAGAAAGTAACTATCTCTATGGGCGAGGGTTTGACACCGAAAGTCGAACTCACTCTTAACGACGATGTTCAGCAGTCAACACTCCAGAAACTTACGACGAGTGTTGACCGAATCTATAATGGCAGTCTTTTCAGTGGTGGCAATGTCAGTGGTGCAAGCACAGCCGTT